GTGAAAGAATTTTTATTCGTAGAAAAGTATAGACCACAAACCATTGAGGATTGCATTCTCCCTGAAGGCTTAAAGGAAACATTCCAAAAGATAGTCGAGAAGGGAGAACTCCCCAATATGATGTTTACAGGTTCTGCAGGTGTAGGTAAAACTACAGTTGCTAGAGCTTTGTGTAATGAATTAGATCTTGACTATATGTTGATTAATGGTTCTGAAGATGGAAACATTGATACATTACGTGGTAAGATCAAACAGTTTGCAAGTACTATATCATTACAAGGTGGACAAAAAGTAGTTATTCTCGACGAGGCTGATTACCTTAATCCACAATCTATACAACCTGCATTACGTGGGTTTATCGAAGAGTTCTCTTCTAATTGTAGATTTATTCTTACTTGCAATTTTAAGAATCGTATAATAGATCCTCTCCATTCGAGATGTTCTATATATGAATTCAACTTAGGAAACAAGGCAGAGATGGCCCAGAAATTTATGGCTAGGCTTCAATTCATTCTTGATTCCGAACATATTATATATGACAATGCAGTGATTGCAGAACTCATTATGAAATACATACCTGATTGGAGACGTGTCATTAATGAATGTCAAAGATATGGTATGAGTGGTCATATTGATACAGGTATTCTTGTTACTTTATCTGAGACAAGCATTGCTGGATTAATGGAAGACCTCAAGACTAAAAACTTTAAGAAGATGCGTAAATGGGTTACAGATAATATTGACGTAGAATCAGCAAAGTTGTTTAGATTAATTTATGATAATATGTCAGATTATGTTGAGCCTTCAAGTATTCCACAGTTAGTTCTTATACTTGCAGACTATTCATATAAAGATAGTTTTGTGGCTGATCATGAATTAAACGTAGTGGCATGCATGACTGAGATCATGTCCTCAATTAAATTTAAATAGGAGATCTATGACAGAACAATTAGCAATGTACGCCCATATAATTACAGCGATAGGTGTAATATTCATTGTGTGGCAATTAGAAAAAGCAGGTAGACTATTACAATTAATGAGTAAATTTTTAGCGGAGGCAGTAGAAGAACATGACAAAGTACAGTAATGTAACACCATATAGAGAAACTAATAATTTCTTTGCATCACCAACTCTATATGAAAATATACGAGAGTTTTTGTTAGGTGAAATAATTGAAATTTGTTTTACAAAGAAAGATGGCACAGAACGTAAGATGTTATGTACACTTAAGGCTGAACATATTCCTACTACGAATACACCAATATTAGAAGATGAGTCGGGTACTGTAGAGAATAAATCTTATATGAATGTATTCGATGTCGAAAACAATGGATGGAGATCATTCATCATTGATAATGTTAAATATATAAAGACGAACCTTGAACCCATTTGAATTAATTAAATCTATATCCAACACAAAGAAGGATATACTTGAGAATGAGAAAGATTACAATGCTTTTATGGTTAATCGTGGTCTTTCATATTTCCCTGATACTGTGATATACGCTAACGAAATGAATAGGTTTCATCATCTCGATCAGCGCTTGCAGTATCATTTTCTTATAAATACTATTAGAAAACGTAATCGTTTTTCTAAGTGGAACAAGTCGATTGAATCTGAAAATATCAGTGCTATAAAGCAATATTATGGTTATAGTAATGAAAAAGCTCGTGATGTACTTCCGCTTTTAAGTAATGAAAATCTTAAATACATAAGAGGAAGAATACAGCATGGCGGAATTCAACGATGAACTGGTAAATTGGAAACCAGAGATGATGTTAGAAGTTACATTGGCAGAGCCCGATGATTTTTTAAAGATACGTGAAACTCTCACCAGAATAGGCGTTGCATCAAAGAAAGATAACAAATTATATCAATCATGCCATATACTACACAAACAAGGTAGATATTTCATAACTCATTTTAAAGAGCTATTCTTATTAGACGGTAAGCCTTCTAATCTAACAGAAAATGATCTTAAACGTAGGAATACAATTGTCAAATTAATGGATGATTGGGGATTACTCGAGACAGTTTCACCTATTGGTGAAGTCGCAGCTCTTAATCAAATTAAAATTATCTCTCATAAAGATAAATCAGATTGGGAATTATGTCCCAAATATAATATAGGTATTAAGTAAAACCTGTATAAATAAAACTGAATATGCCTAACGGGTATTCATTTTTTTAACCTTGCTATACATAGGAGGTCAATATGACAAACTTAGCATTTAACTTCCCAAGAGATACGTTCTTGGGTTTTGATCAACTCTTTAATACGTTGCAAAATACGAATCTAGAAACCGTTCGAGGTGCTGGATATCCACCGTATAATGTAATTAAACGAGATGATGGTCACTTTCTAATTGAGATCGCTGTCGCAGGATTTAAAAAGGAAGACATTGATTTAACTCTTGAGAAAGGAGTTTTAACAATCGCTGGTAAGAAAGCTACTGGCACAGATACAAGAGACTATGCACATCGTGGCATTTCTCAAAGGGCGTTTGAAAGATCATTTACTTTAGCTGACACACTCAAAGTTGTTGGTGCTGATATTGTAGATGGTATGCTTGTAGTTATTTTGGAGAACAATATTCCAGAAGAAGACAAGCCTCAAACTATCAATTTAGGTGACCTGCCGAAATCAGCTAAAAAGCTGTTACTAGGCTAAATACTAAGGAGCACATGGCATATTCAGCGAAAGTTTTAGATCATTACAATAACCCACGCAATGTGGGTAAGATGGATATGAAAGATCCTAATGTGGGAACTGGTATGGTAGGTGCTCCTGCTTGTGGCGATGTTATGAAATTACAAATACGTATAGAAGATGACATAGTCACAGATGCAAAATTCAAAACATATGGTTGCGGATCAGCAATTGCCTCAAGCTCATTGTTAACAGAATGGGTTAAGGGTAAAACAATACATCAAGTAGAAGAAATTAAAAATACTGAAATTGTTGAAGAGCTTAATCTGCCTCCAGTCAAAATACACTGCAGCGTATTAGCTGAAGATGCAATTAAATCTGCAGTAGCAGATTATATAATTAAACAAAAAACCGAAAAGGAACACAGATGAATGAAATTAGATTAGTTCGACTTACGTCGGGTGAAGAGTTATTATGTAAAAAATTAAATGAAACAGGTTTAACAATCACAATCAAGCAAGCTGTTGCACTAGTACCCACAAAAGAAAGATTAGGTTTTATGCCTTACTTACCGTATGCTGATATAGATACATTAATAGTTAAAAAAGAACATATCATGTTTGATCTTAAACCAACAAAAGAATTAGCAGATCAACATGTTTTAATGCATAACGATTCGAATATAGTTACACCAGAAAAACCACAAATTGTAGTTTAATGAATTTAGATATCGAACATTATATCCATAAAGCAAAGTGGATAGATGATGAATTATGTGATGAAGCTATAGATAGACTTAATCTTCAAAACACATGGTTGCCATTCCCTAAAGATGTAATTAATGCATATCCCGATGCACCACGAAAACAAGATGGTATTGCGGGGTCAACATTAAGTATTGATTGGGAACAATTCATGGGTGATCCAGATATTCCTGAGCAAGATAGAAACTATGGCTTAACTCATATGAACGATAGACCAACACTAGATAGAATACGAGCTAGTGTAAAGAATGGATTAGATCATTATGTTCATGAGCATTTAAAAGACTTACCTTGGTATGATTATTATCGAGACTTTACTGATCCTAAATTTATGAAGTATAGCGAGACTCATGACATGATGGAACATTGCGATCATGTAAGATATGTGTTTGACGGTAAAAGAAAAGGTATACCAACAGTTTCTATAGTTGGCAGCTTAGATGATAAGCATGAAGGTGGTTATTTGAGGTTCTTTGACAAGACAGATTATTATGTAGGCAAAGGCGAAGTACTATACTTCCCTTCTAATTTTTTATATCCTCATAGAGTAACTGAAGTTACTGGAGGTTTAAGGTATTCTTTTGTAAGTTGGGTTTGGTAATATTTGACTAAAGCTATGTACATTTTGTGTTATCATGTTATAATGGTACCATGACAAATTCTTTCTATACAAGTGCCTTCCGTCATGGCAAGGTCATCAAATATTTGGGTTATGAAAATGGTGAGAAAGTAAAGTTCACTGTTCCATTTCGTCCAACTCTTTTCGTAACAAACAAAGGTAACAATGCACACGATTGGAATTCTCTCGATGGTAATTCTGTAGAACCCATCGTGTTTGGTTCTATGGGCGAAGCTACTGATTTTATTAAATCATATGCAGATGTTCCTGGTTTTAATGTCTATGGCAACACCAATTATGTTGTTCAATACATTAACGAAGAATTTCCTGGTGTAATCAAATGGGATCGTAACATGATTAATGTTACCTCCATCGATATTGAAACAAAGTTCGGTGATGGTTTTCCAGAACCTAAAGATGCTGATCAAGAAGTAACAGCAATCACGATGAAGAATAATATCGATGATATATACTATACATTTGGTTGTGGTGAGTATGATGTAGAGAATTCACTTATGCAAACCCATCAGGTGGTTTATATCAAATGTGCAGATGAACATGAACTCTTACACAAATTTACATATCATTGGGCTAAAACTTCTCCTGATGTTGTCACAGGTTGGAACTGTGAATTCTTTGATATACCATATCTAGTTAATCGTATTAAACGTATACTCGGCAATTCACGTGAGAAGTTCCTATCTCCATGGAGAATGATTGATGAACGTGAGACACATACAGGTTATGGTCAAACTACACTTAAATACGAAATCAAAGGTGTAGCCATCTTAGATTATATGGCAATCTTTAAAAAGTTTGGTTATTCGTATGGTCCACAAGAATCATATAAGCTAGACCATATTGCTAATGTTGTATTAGGTGAGAAGAAGCTTGACTTCGGTGAAGCATCTGACTTGAACGAGCTGCACGCAAATGACTATCAAAAGTTTATTGATTATAATATCAAAGACGTAGAACTTATCGATCGTATGGAAGACAAGCTTGGTCTTATTAGTTTATGCCTAACCATGGCTTACAAAGGTGGTGTAAACTATGAACAAGTATTGGGTACTGTGGCTATATGGGATTCATTAATCTATCGTGACTTACATGCTAAACGTATAGCTGTACCACAAAACGAAGAATCATTTAAAGGTGCATATCCTGGTGGATATGTAAAAGAACCACATGTTGGCATGCACGATTGGGTATGTTCATTTGATTTGGCTTCTCTATACCCATCAATCATTATGCAATATAATATGTCGCCTGAAACTATCCTACTCGATGATGAACCTGGTGTCAATGTCGAATCAGTGTTAGATGGTCATATAAAGAATAATACACCACATACTGCATTAGCTGTAAATGGTGTTCGTTTCGATACAAAGAAAGTTGGTATTATTCCAGCAATTATTCAAGAGATCTATAATGATCGTCAAACATTTAAGCAAGCACAACTCAAAGCTGAACAAGAACTTGAGCTATGTGGTGCAAAGTCTGAGGTCTATGCCTTAGAAAAACGTATTGCTATTGCTAAGAACCAACAAATGGCATTGAAGATCCTACTGAATTCCTTATATGGTGCAATGGGTAATAAATGGTTTAGATACTTTGACATGCGAATCGCTGAAGGTATTACACTTACTGGTCAAGCAACCATTCGTTGGGCAGAGAATAACCTAAACGATTACCTTAACAAAACTCTACAAACCAAAAGAGATTATGTTGTTGCCATTGACACTGACTCAGTTTATGTTCGTCTTGACGAGTTTGTTAATCGTCTTGGTCCAGCCAAGCCTGTAGATTTCTTAGATAAGATGTGTTCTACTGCCCTCGAAGGTGCACTCACTGAATGTTATGATCGTTTATTTAAAACACTTGGTGGTATAGAAAACAAAATGGTTATGGAACGCGAGGTAATTGCTGATCGTGGTATATGGACTGCCAAGAAAAGATACATACTCAATGTGCATGACAATGAAGGTGTTCGTTATGCCACACCTAAACTAAAAATTATGGGTATTGAAGCAATCAAATCATCTACACCAGCCATATGTAGACAAGCATTAAAAGATATCTTTAGAAGAATCATTGAGACTGATCAGCAAACTGTACAGTCAGATATAGCAAACTTTAAAGCTGCATTTAAACAAGCATCAGCTGAAGAAGTTAGCTTTCCTCGAGGTGTAAATAACCTAAACAAATGGACTAGCAAAGAAACTGTCTATAAGAAAGGCACACCTATCCACATACGTGGTGCAATACTCCACAATAATCTAATCACTAAACAAAAATTAGGTAGAAGTATTCAAAAGATAACAAGCGGTGACAAGGTCAAGTTCACATATCTTGTCAAGCCAAATCCAATCAAAGAGAATGTGATTGCATTTGTAGATTATCTCCCACGTCAATTTAAACTTGAGCAATATATAGATTATAACCTTCAATTCGAAAAAACTTTTCTCAGTGCTGTAGAACCAGTTCTTGATGCAGTTGGTTGGAAAAGTGAACATCAAGTATCTCTTGAAGATTTTTTCGTTTAAGGTATGTACATATCACAAAAGTGTGATATAATGTTAATAACAGTTATAAAAGGAGACTTATGTCAGCAGATTGGGTAAACGATATTAATCGTATGCAAACAAAATATGGTGTACGCGAATGGATAAACCATGCCACACCATTTCAATTAAAGAAGTATTTAGAATTTAGATTAGACTTTATCAAAGAAGAATATGATGAGACTAAAGAGGCACTAATCATGGAAGATGCAGAAGAAGTTGTCGATGGTCTTATTGATCTTTGTGTTGTAGCTATTGGTACATTAGATGCCATGGGTATAAATGTACACAAAGCATGGGATGAAGTATTAACAGCAAACATGGCAAAAGAAGTTGGTGTAAAAGAATCACGACCAAATCCATTAGGCTTACCAGATCTAATCAAGCCAGCAGGTTGGGTAGCACCAGTGCATTTTCCTAATCACGGTATTTTTGCATCAGCTTGGTCAGATGCAATTCAGAAACGAGCTATGAAAGCGAATGCTGCAAGAACAGAATTAGTAGGTGAAAATCCAGAGATTAATTCTGAATGGACACCAGATGCTGAAGAGCGTATGAATATTATTGGTCAAAATGGTAATGATGGTTTACACTATCCACCTCCAGGTCCAGATGGATATACTCCAGGGCCAGGACCATTAGATGGTACACAAGCAAAGATTGACTGGACAAAAGATTCGGAGTACATAAGATTATATGGCAAAGAAGGCAATAAAAAAGTCTAGCATAAACTACCGTACATGGTTAGTTTTATATAAAGGTAAAGATATTGAAAAGCTTACCTTAGAAGAGCATACTAAGTTTAGTAAGCTTTATGCTAAATGGAAAGTAGGTAACATTGAGAAAGTATGAACTATTCCCTTACATTATTTAAAAGTATATTCGATAACAAAACTCAGAAGCGTATGGACTTTACTTCATACCACCAATTTGAGCAATTGTTATTTGATCTAGCCCAACAAAAACGTGAAGATAAGAAGTCGGCTCCCCTTATATCTCCTGCAACTTATGTAGAAGATACGACTCGTGCGAATGATAATGTACTCGGTTGGGCTGGTTGGTGCGCAGTAGATGTAGATGAACATGTATTCGATGGTAATCTTGAGCAAGAATTATTAGATCGATATGGAAAATGGAATCATGTTGTTTACTCTACTGCTTCATCAACTCAAGAGCATCCTAAGTTTAGAATAGTATTTCCACTTACTGTTAATGTACCTAAAGAAAAGATCAAGCATTTTTGGTTTGCTCTAAACAAAGAATTAGGTGACATAGGTGATCCTCAAACAAAAGATCTATCACGTATGTATTATGTGCCTGGAAAATACAAAGGTGCATACAATTTTATATTTAATAATTTCAGTGGTGAAGATATGAATCCATATGAGATTATGGCAAAGCATGATTACGTTGAGCGTAGTGGTTCATTACTAGATAATCTACCACCCGAAATACGCAAAGCAATGTTAGCTCATCGTAAGAATGAAATGGTAAACACAAATGTGGCATGGAGTAATTACAAAGATTGTCCATTTGTCAATAAGAAGTTAGTGAAAGAGTACAATGAAATCGCTGACACAGGCTGGTATACGAAGATGTATGCCATTATGGTTTCAATTGCAGGTAATGCGATACGTAACAAATATCCTATTACTGCACAAGAGATCACTACATTATGCAAGGAGATAGACTATGAAAACGGCAATTGGTACAAGACAAGACCATTCGACAAAGAAGCAGATCGTGCCATTGAATTCGTATATGGGAATAGTTAAAAAAGAAATACTCACAGAAGAAGTTATTAGTGAAATAATTAATGAAAACTATGCCATAGTTTCTGCGGCTTATATAATACCCGAACATTTCGAAAATAAAAGACAAAAGACTAGAAGAAAACCAGTAATAGGTGATAAAGGTATTAAAAAAGGCCACGAAGCTGATTCAATTAGAATTAATACTTTAGAAGGTGAAGATTTTAAATATAAAAAACAAGGCAGTTTAAATCTTAGTGATCCTAGTGATCCAGATACTAATTATTATGAATCAGTTTTTATTTCAGCAACAACGCTTTATCATATTAAAAGAGGTACTATTGTATGGGTAACTCCTTGGAATACAAAAAATACAAAAATGTTACAAAAACACAATGGTAAATATGATTTACAACTTGGTGCAGAATTTGAATGGTATGAAAATCCATCTATACATAGAGATATAATTTTGGATCAAAAGGATTTAGAACCAAGCGGTACACCAGATTATGAAAATTTTAGATATTTATGCCCAGAAAATTTTGATAACTGGAATAACATGAATTATAGACTTTATTTAAATAGAGATGGTAAACCTGTACCACAAGAAATGTGGCCGCAAACAAACTATTGCTAAACTATGTACTTTCATCTGAAAGTGTGGTATAATATAACAATATTAATCGAGGAGTAAACATGAAAGAATCACTAAAAGTTTTAAAAAAAGCTGCAGAAATACAAACACAAAAATCAAACGATTATCAAAATCCTAATTCACGTATTCGTCAAGCTGATTACTATCAGCATGGTTGTGCTACGCTATTAGATTTAATGTATGCAAAAGTATTACGTATGCAATCAGTACTCGAAGCTATGGAATCTGATCCAGATTATCAACCAAACTTCGAATCATTAGATGATTCATGTATTGACATTATCAATTATGCATCATTCTTTGTTAGCTATTCACGTGGTACTATGGATGGTCAAGATCCAGCTCGTGATTTCTTAAATAGATTACCTAAACAAAATGCTAGTACGTCCGTATAAAGTTTCTGACGTTCGTGACTACTTCGTTGGTGCCAAGCAAAGTGGTGGTTATGGTCAGACTATAGATAAGACTGGTGTTCGTTGTTTAGAATTAATTGGTGCATCATTTCTAGCAGATGAACCTGCAATATTTGGTACACCTAATGTAGAATATATACAAGCAGAAATTGCTTGGTATTTATCGCAATCTTTAAATATTGAAGATATATACGGTAAACATTCTGGTAAAGAACCACCAGCAGCATGGAAATATGCAGCATCAGATCGTGGTTATATTCACTCAAATTATGGTTACTTAGTTGGTCATGAAGAAAATGGTAGCCAATACTCTCATGTTTTAGGTGAATTAAAACAAAGTCCAGATTCTCGTAGAGCTGTTATGATTTACCAAAGACCATCTATATGGGCAGAATATCATATTGATGGTTGTAATGATTTTATATGCACTAATTCAGTTGCTTATTATATTCGTAAAGGTAAACTACATTGCTCAGTCTCAATGAGATCTAATGATGTAGTGTATGGTTATAAAAATGATTATGCATGGCAACAATATATGTTAATGAATTTAGCTAATGATCTTGATGTAGAACCAGGCAATATGATTTGGCAAGTACAGAATTTACATGTATACGAAAAGCATTTTGATTTAGTTAAACCAAAAATGCCACCATCATGAAGAAATGGTTAAATCAAGAAGCTATAGATGTATTGTGCGATTATTATTATCCACGTGCAAAATGGTTACAAGACAATGTTAACTGGGGTCAATTAGATTACGAAGGTCCTGAAGCAAATGAAATTATTGATGATCCTTTAATGCAAAAGATTGACATCTATGATTGTTATACAAGGAATGCAGCAGGCTTTCAAAACGTATTACAAGATTTAAAATTTGGTTCAGAGACTCCTAAATCCAGATGGCATGATAGTCGTCGTAAAGATATTAATAAATGGAATAATGAAATCACATGGGGTTTATCTACATGGTTTTTTGTGTTTATGTGTCATCGTATTACAGGTTCTGGTGCATCATTTGAAAATGACCATGGATATCGTAATAATATTATGCAATATTGGGGTACACAGTTTGGTAAGTTAGGTGTAAAAGAAATGTGTGAAGACTTAGTAAAAATGAAAGCTAATCAGCCAATCTTTACATCTATTGGCAATCAACCTCCAGCACCCAAAAAAGGTACAACAAATGTAGACTTTATGACAAAGGAATTACCTCCATTAATTTATAGATTTACTGATTGGTTATTATATGAAAAGATAGATGGCAGAGAAATGAAAACTCATAAAGAAATTGTTGACTATTTAAATGCATATAATAAAACTGCAGGTCATAGAAAGTTTAATTTCCAATATGCTGCATTCTCTATGGATTGTTCAGACTATTATCCTGAAGCAGTAGATGTAGATTCACACTGTTATTTAGGTAATAATGCTGTACGTTGTATGCAAAAGTTGTCATCAGGTTATTCTTCAGATGAGTTTATGGACTTATTAAGAGAAAGAACAGGTGGTAAACCGAAAGATCTTGAAGATGTTATGTGTGACTTTGTAAGGTTTGGTCAGAATTATGTACCTCGTGGTAATGGCACATTTGACCATATTCCAAATGATTTATCTAATAACAGTGGTTGGGAATCAGGTTGGAGACAAAGACAAGGCGAACCACCAGAACTTAATAATACATTACCAATTTAATGCTATTTAATAATCCAAATAATATAGTATATCCAAATACTACAGCTGTAGAATTGAATGCTAAAAAGAAACCTACAGATACGTGGATGCAAGACTATACTTTGGACCAAAGAAAGGAAAAGTTCTTTGAATTTTGTGAGAAGTTTGATAAGAGAGAAGATGATTTATTACGAGATGATTTTCAGATCTTCTCACATCGTTTGCATTGGCATGAACATCCATATGTAGAATTTTTTCAAGGTAAAGAAACATCTTCGTTTGACAAGATATGGTTTACAATGGCATTCTCTTTTAGCAATGAACATTGGTTAACATTTAAAACATTATATGACCATGGTAAAGAAGGTTTACGTGAAAGATTTGAAAACCATCGTCATGCACGTTCAGACTTGTTTCAAATATATTATCCTAAAGGTACGAAGGTCAAAGATTGGTTGGTAGAGGTACCTTATAGATGCGCAGAAGATATGGAAGGAATACTAAACACTGGACAGAAATGGACAATGATGCAAATCGCGAAGGAGTTTTGCAATTACTTCATGACTCACCATGGTTTTAGAGCACCTATGTACCCATGTAAAAACTTTGCAAGATATATTGCAATGACATGGCCAGATCTGGTGGACCCTGAGAGTGTATTGTTTGGTGGTACTGGGCATTTTGATGGTATGCACCAAATATTTGGTGGTAAGAATCTAAATGGTAAAGTTAAATATGACATAGATAATAATGGTGAATTTATTCCCGCTAATAAACATGGCGAATTATGGATTGAACAAATGACTGAATTAGTAGAGGACTCTCGTAATCCTATGATGTCACAAAAATGGTTAAACGTAGAAGATAAGACATGTTTCTTTTATAAACATATGGCTATTACTCACGGTGAGAAAAGGCCTACAAAAAGAATCCCAAGAGATTGGATATTTCCAGAGGAGTTTAGACTTGCCACACAATAAACATGTAGAAGATGGGTTCAATATCGATGTCGGTATGATGCAACCTGACGAAGCAAAGAATTATTACTTAGATCTTGCAGGTGATTGGGAAGATCCTAATCCTCCTCCACGTATTGTTGAGCATGAAGGTATTCGAGTTGTAAGAGATGATGACTTAGTTGGATCGAAGGTCCGAGGTGGTGATTGTTTAATATCAAGTATTAAAGAAGATACTATTGTATATGTGCAGCCAAGGACTGGTTTAGCAGGTGTAAGTATATTAGATGTAGCAAAGAGACATAATAAAGCTGTAAGATTATTTATGCCATCATCTAAAAGAATATCACATCACCAAGCATGTTGCATAGAACAAGGAGCAGAAGCATCTTTCCATCGTATTGCAGCTATGCCTAATCTAAATAAGATAGCAAAAGACTGGGCTGATCAAAATCCAAATACATTCTTTGTGCCATTAGGACTGAAACATAAATTAGTTACAGCGGGTATGGTTAAGGTTGCTAGTAAGATTAAAGAGCCTGA